CGGAGTCCCCGATAGCCGGTTCAACGCATCCTTCCGTCCCACCATATGTGCCATGATGCTGTGCGAAGTCACTTCCGTCCGGGAAACGCACTGCATAGCCGTCGTACAGGTGCTCTATCTTGCATTTGATTCCAAGATCGACGCAAAAATGGTACAATGCGCGTATTTCAGTGTATTTTTCTGGAAAATCTAACGTTCTTTCCTCAGGTGCCAGCGCCTCCGCGCGCTTGATGTAATCAGTCATCATTTACCCTCCTGTTCCATGCCTCAACGGCTTGTTCTTCCGTGTCGTAAATATACACACCACCCAAAATCCCGCCATCGCACTCATAGCTTGCAATCGGGCATTCCGGGTTGTCCTCGTGAGCATGGTGAAGCATAAAGCCAAGTCCACTATATGGATGTTCTCTATATGCCTCATCATGTAGATTCCCTTCGTCATCGCACGGAACAAGACTAACTTCACCGCCACAGAACGGGCACGGTTTCAGTTCAGCCATCCTTCTTGCCCTCCTCTACACGCGACTTAAGCCATTCTTTGATTTGCATCGCGCACGAACAGCAAAGCTCAATATCAGGTGATTCTTCATGGAACGCGCTTCGCACGTTTACATACGTCGCAGAACTCACGGGGTTTATCTCCGCCCCGCAGCGGTCACATACTCGTTTCGTTGCCATCATTCTTGCCATCCGTTATCCACGTCGGTTTGTTCTCCGTCGATGTTGTCAGCGTATACGTTTTCTTGGCTGGGCACTCGCTGCAAGCCCCAGCGCAGCACTTCCAGTCTCCACCGCAAGGGCGAATTTCCATAGTTCCCGTCATCCCTTGCCCTCCATTTCCTGCAAAGCCTTCTCGGCTTCTTCGCGGCTCAAAAATACGGTCTCGCCGATGTCCTCTGCGCAGATTTCCATGCCGTAACCAGCGTACTTAATCGTGCCGTCTTCGTAGACGTGCAAACCTTCGAAGCGAGCCTGTGCCAGAATGCCGCCTACCTTTTCCCAGTAAATCGCATCCGGTGCGCACGGCAGAATCAAGACGCGCCCCTCAACATCCGCTTTCATCAGCTCCACCATTCGTGAGATGGAGTAATCATAGCCGGAAAGCGTTTCCTCTATCTCTCGCGCCTCGGCGCACGCCTGCGGGGATAATCCCGCATCTTCGTAAGCCTTGAGCCTTTCCCAAACCAGCCTCTGCGTGCAGGTGCCGTCCTGCCGGCACGCCGAGTCTCGGCACTGCGCAATGTCGCAGAAGTTTCCTTCAAACGTTAGTCTTTCCATGTCTGTTCCTCCACATAGCGCCAGCTCTGCGGCGGGCGGGTGATTGGCCCGGGCGCAAGGCCGAATTTTGTCTCCCGCAGGCCAGTAAACTCCCACAGATCGCGCGGGTGATCGTAAACGCGCAAATCTGAGATGTGCCAGCCGTACATCGGCGACTGCATTGCATATGCCGCCGCATCGTATGCGCTCACGCAGGCTGCTCTGTAAAATTCTTCATTGTGCCCATACGTGCGATCTTCGATGATCTGATCGCACAGAAATTCCCCGATGACTTTGCCGTTTCCGCATCTATCAAATGCGTTGTGGCTATGATCGTCCACATACGAATATCGTGGTCCTGTCCAGAACTGCATTTTTGCATTTTTCGTACAGTAAATGTAGCATTTGAACGTCGTTTCCAGTTTCGGTCGCGTCTTGCGGACCTCAATCGTCTTCTGCCCGTTGATGATCCTCTCACACCACTCCGGGCAGATGCTGATCAAAACAGCTTTCATGCCTTTTCTCCTTCCTCCGGCGCTTCCGGCAGCGGCATCCAGTGGGTGACTACGCTGCCGATGCAGTCCCGCATTGCAATGCCATCATATCTGCGCCACGTATCAGCGCTTGTTCGGTATGCTTCTCCAACAAATACGCCGTCCGTAGCAAGGACGCGTTTCCCCGGTTCCGGCCTCCGTTCCTCCACGCTGATCCACTGTGGCACCTTCTCCCGCATCGCCGCATTCTCGGCGGTCAGGCGCTCAATGATGTCGGCTGCGTCCATTCCAACCTTGTTAACATCGCAGCTTGGCCATGTGTCCACTCCCAGTTTTTCTTTCAGTTCCGCGTCCAGTTGTTCTTTCCGGTAGTACGTGCAGCCCGTGCAGTCTTCTTGCGGGCCGCCCGGTGTAGACGTGCACCGCAGCGCCTGTATAATTTCCTTGTCTGTCATAGCGCTTTCTCCAATCCTTTCCACTCAAATTTCGGGTGCGATAAGCAGTTTGAGCAAGGGCAAACTCTGTATTGATAACAGTCATCGCAGGTGTTCTCGGTACACCGAGCATCGAAACAATACGAATCATTTTTGCAGATCTCACACAGTTTTCTGGAATTTGCAGCTTCGATCAAAGCATTCCTTTCCTTTTCCAGCCGCTCGATCAGGTCGGCGGCAGCAAGTTTCAACGGGTCATAACATACAATCTCTCCATCACTTGGTTCAGGGCGTGGCGTACCATTGGCATCCTCTCCACACCGCAGCGCCTGTATAAGCTCCTTGTTTGTCATATATCCTCCATTCCTTCAAAAACCATTTGTCCCGGCAAAACGCCGTCCTCCAGACTCCAGTGCAGGACGTCTTCGCCGGTCTGCCAATCGCACGGCAGGCCGCGGCTGCGGCGCTCCTCGATCATCCGGCCATAAGCCCGGATGTAGGCATCCCGGTATCCGGGGTAGCGCGCGAGCTGCACCTTCCGGTGCTTGCCCGCCATCGGGCAATTGATGCAGCCCACGCGATCTTCGCCGCAGGCGTAAAGCGGATTCATACAGATCTTTTCTGCTGCGCAGTAATCCCAGATGGATTCGGTCGGCCAATCGATAATCGGATTGACCGTTCGGGTCCCCTTGAGCTGGCAATTTTCTATCAGCATCCGGCTTTCGTCATTGTCGTTCATCAGTGTCAGCCGCTTGGATTTATCCCTGTGCAGGGTCTCCATAACGCCACGGGATTTGCGCTTTTGCGATTCCTCCCAGCGGACGCCGGTCGCGATCCACCTGCCACGTCCGCTGGTCTCTTTGAGCGCCGCGCAGCAGTAGCGCATAATGCGTGTCGGCGGCACCAGCTTCAGCGGGATTAGTCGCCACATGGTCATGTACGTCCCATCCGGCTGCTTGTGCTTATCGATATCGCACGGTACGCCCGCCAGCTCCAGCCTTCGGAATGTTTCCCGCACATGCCAGACGGTCTCCGGCGCATCAGCTGTCGTCAGCGAGTGCAGCACCTCATACGGGATTCCTGCCGCGCCCGCCAGATGCAGCAGCACGTCCGAGTCCTTGCCACCGGAGTACGTAATCACAAGTGGCTGCTTGTACAAGCGCAGGCTCATTTCTGACGCCATCCGTAGCCGCTCCATCGCCGTCTGCTCTAAATCGCTCACATTTCCCCTCCTATTTTCCGTTTCCCTCTTGCTGCTCTCCGGCAGTTTCTCGCCCCGCCATCGGTCATCTGGCTTATGTCGACGATTCTGGCGCGTTTGTCGTAGCCCGCGTTCCGTTCAGCCTCATAGGCAAGCCACGCTTCGCAGGTAGCCCCACAGCCCGGTTCGCGTCGCGGGCAATCCCTGCCGCATGGTCCGGCGTATTTTAGCCTGATCATGTCTTCCTCCTGACCTGCACCGTCACTTCCGCCTCCCAGCACTCCGGTTCCCGGACGGTGATAATCTTCCACCGCCCGTCCTCCGGGTCCTTGACGCTGACGAGGTAAAACGTCTTGTTCTGCATCTTCTGCGGATACTTCCGCGCCCTTAAAGGCTTTCCCAGCTCCGGCATGAGCCGGGGGAATATGGGAATCGGCTTTGGTATGACAATCCAGACCTCGATTCCCTGCTTCATCATGCTTCATCCCCCAACATCCGCTGAATCGCCGCTTTCTGTAAGTCGCTCAGATCGCCGTCGTGATGCTGCACGTTGTAGCCCGGCTTCTTGACAGGCGTAGCTTTTGCGTCACTGCTTCGCTCCCAGTTCCTCACAGCGGCTTTCCAGTCTTTCATCTTCGTTTTGCCGACCATCCAACCCTTCGAGCTGTAAAAATCGACAAAGCGCGATGCATCCACGCCGTTTCCCCGTTCCCGGCAATAAGCCGCCACTTCCTCGACGCTCGGGGGCGTGAAGCGCGCCGCGCGCGCGTCTACACCTAGATTCGTATTCGGATTAGGATTCGGATTAGGATTCGGATTAAGGCCGCAATCCGCCGCATCTTGCGGCAACTCGCCGCAACTCGCCGCAGAATTCTTCGCATCGCCGCAAGCGTCCGCATTTTCCGGTCCGGGGAACTTCGGTTTGCATTCTCGGATTCTCTGATGTCTTGCCCAGCTTGGGAACAAAAAGTAGGGCTTCCCGCCTACCGTGTAGAGGGCAACGCAGCCTTTTGCCGCCAGCGCGTGGAGCGCAGACTCAATATCCTTTGCAGTGACCCGTTCTCTGAATGGGAAAACGTGGCCTTTTATGTATGCAGGGCGGGCGTCTCCCCGCCCTGCATCGTCCGCTTGCGTGATCAATCCAACCCAAAGACGAAACTCAAAGTCCGTCAAAGACGCGATCCGCTCCGAATCACATAAGCTTTCTTTGATGATCCTGTTCGGCATATCTCAGCCCCCCATAGAACGGAGGGTCCGAATCGTCGTCCATCATCGTAAACCCGCCGGGGTTTTCCGGGTTCTGTGGCTCCGAAGATTTCTTCCCTTCGCCGAAATAAACGCGGTTCACCACGATCTCCGCAGACCGGCGTTTGTTTCCGTCCTTGTCCTTCCAGTCGCGCAGCTGCAGCCGTCCGTCCACGACCGCCATGCTGCCCTTGAAGAAGTATCCGCTTACAAAATCAGCGGTTCCCTTCCAGGCGACGCAGTCGATAAAGTCCGTCTCTTTCTCTCCGCCCTCCGGCGTGAGGTCGCGGTCAACCGCCAGCGTGAAGGATGCAACGGACGTTCCGCTCTGCGTCTTTCTCAGTTCCGGGTCGCGCGTGAGCCGCCCCATAATAACAATGTGGTTCAGCATGCTTCCTCCTTCTCCCCGAAGATGGTTTTCAGGATAACGTCAATCTCATACGATTTCAGTTCCTTGTACGCTCTTTCAAGCATCGAAAGCTTCATATTTCTTTCCACCATTTCCTTGTACTGAACTGCATCCAGATAAACAAACGGTTTGCGTTCTTCCATGCTTACATCCCTTTCTTATAAACCAATTCTGCTTCATCCCAATCGGGATATTTCATCTTGAGATACCACCTGATATACGCCTGCATATGTTTTCTCTTTTCCGTCTGGTCAAAGTCGTTGTGGCACTTATCGCATAGCGTCACAATGTTCTGCTCGATTCCAAGCCCGCCCTGCGACCGTGGGATGTAATGGCACCACGGATTGCCGGGGCGGAAACAGACGATGCAGCGCCCGCCGTCGCGCGCCCAGACGGCTTTCTTTACCTTCTCAGGTATCTTTGTTGCCTTCGTTTCCTTTCTCATCCTGCCTCCATTCCAGCGCCATACGCTCGAGTTCTTCCGGCGGGAGCGTCTCAATGCCCTGCTGTTTGCAATCCTCAACGACCAGATCAATAAGCCTCGCCATCTGCTTTGTGTCGTAGGTGCTCGAGCCGTAGTAGCAAATGACGTTCGTGCAGCCCGGAATTTTTGATGCCATAATCTCCGTACACCATCCGAGACCGCGCGCTTCCCACCGTTCCCGGAACCGCTTGACCGCTGCGTCCGGAGCGCATATCGTATCGGAGTTGTCACCGACATCCGGGATATAGTGCCGATAGATTTCCTCCGGCGGCGTACCCACTTTGACCGAAAGCTTATTGCAAAGCAACCAAAGATATCGGTTTGCATCCCGACTCCGCATCTTCCGGAACTCTTTAATTGCCACTGTGTACCTCTTTCGTGGATCAAGTTCCCCGGCAACCATACGGGCTTGTCCGGGCAGCTCCGGTCGGAGCTTCAGCCAGCTCCCCGAAGCATCCATGCTCCACGAAGCTTCAACGATGTTCAGTTCTATCATGCCTTACTCGCACAATTCCAGCAAAGGCATCTGCCAAAGCGCTTTCTCGTTTTCTCGGCTACCTGTAAAGCGGTAAACTGTGTGCCACCTTCTACGATCTGCGTGATCTCGCCTTTACAGTCCGCGCAGACAAGGCGCGGGGTGCTCGGTGTCTCAACCTTCCCACCGTGCCCGAAGGTGTAGACCGGCTTTCCCTTCGATGCAAGCGTCAGCGTTTTGATTCGCTCCTGCTCGTCGTAGGTGATCTCCGTCACGTCAAACTGGTCAGAGCACTGCCAGCGCCCTGTCTTGTCGTTCTTTTTAAGTCTCTGGCACTTCGCCGCGTCAATCCAGATAAACGGTGCAGAGTAAAGTTCTCTGCCAATGCCGTGCTTGAAACCGGCGCGTTTGAATGCATCTGATGCTCTGCCCTTCTCGGCTTCTGTGTTGCTTTCTGTTCCTGCGTCCCACTTCCAGATCAGTTTCCCGTCCTTTCCGTAGTCCACGCCGATACCGCCGTACAGAACGCCGTCGACCATCTTAAAATCATTCTCCCAGTTCTGCGCGCCTACCGTCTCGTCCAGCAGGTCCGCGTCGGTCCGTGCTGTTTTGTACAGCAGAACCGACGCGCCCTTTTCGTTGCACTGTGCCACGCGGCACTCAATTTCATCCGGCCTTAAAAGGCGAAACTGCTTCATGTTTCATCCTCCGTTTCTTCGATCAGTTCCAGCGGGCAGTCACTTCCAACATACCGGCCCGGCCAGAGCAGCGGCTCGTTTGTCAGTCCGCACCGGCTGCTGCTTTTGCGGTAAAATTGGCACGCATCGCAGCAAATGTATTCGTTCCCTTTCAGATCGACCGGAAACGCCACCCTGACGACCGCTGCCGTCTGAATATACCGGCTCACGCCGCTTTCAAAGTTTGCCATCTTCCCTCCTTAAATCTTGCAGACTTGCTTGTCCAAGCCGCACATTTCGGCAATGCGATTCGTGCCATACGTTTCCACCAAATGCTCGATCAACGCATTCTGTACGGTCCAGTTCTCGCCCGGAGACGCAGCAGCAATGTTTCCTTCGTCGGAGACGAAATACTCGTTTCCGTCATAAATCTCTGCACCGTTGATATCCGTGATAAACGGCGCTCGCTGTTTATCTTCCATCATTCCACCAACCTGTATCTGGCATAGCTCGTATCCTCGCCATACCGGTTCTTGCTCGTTTCCATGTCGCGCCGGATGTTGTACCCTTCGCGCTTCAGATCGTAGACACGCGCGCCCAGCCGCATGCAGCCGAGGTCCTGCATCGCCTCGAGCTGCGTAATGCTGCCGAAGTCGCGCATGTACTTTAAAACACGTTCAGCCTGCTTCATATCTACCTCCAAAGCCGCGTGAAGATCGAACTGAAAACAATCTCGCGATAGAATATCTTCGGCGGCGCCGGTAACGGCTCTGCGTGCGTCGCAGCAAGCACCTTCGCCGCTTCTGCCTCAAACTCCACAGAGAACCATCTCTGCCAGTCAAGGCAGCGGCACTTGCCTGTGTCATGTGTGCATTTCTTGCACGGGTAAATCATTTCACGCCTCCATCAGCACCGCGCCGCCGAAGAAGATCACCGCCGCGCCGCCGAGCGTGAACGCCGCCTTGAACAGCCCGAAGCCCAGCAGGGTCGCCGTGCCGCCCAGAAGGACGCAGCCAATCGAGAAGCAGAACGCCTCCGAAGCCTTCAAAAGCTCCGACTTCCTTTTTCGCTGCCGGATAATCTTGTCCCACCGCTCGCCGAGTTCGCGCTCTCTTGCGCGCCGGTGATTCGCCTCAAGGATATATTCAACGTCAGTCATCATGTACCTCCACAAATTCCCCGTTCTTAGTGGGTCCATCCTTCAAATGCCGCTCAATCCAAGCATTAAGGTCCTTCGGAAAAACCCAGTAGACAGGTGCTTTCTCGGTTTTTACCGCCTTACCAAACGGGAAAACGCCCTGTTGCAGCCCCAGCCTAAGGACCTCAACGCCGATCTGCATGCCGTTTTCTCGCAGAATCTCTACCGCTTCTTGCGGCGAAATCGTTGCTCGATTTAACATCCTATCTCTCCTTTTTCTAAGATTTAGAGAAATACTATCTATTCCACTTCCATTTCCTAGATGTGGTTCAGACTTCCTCCTTTTCTCTGCTGCGCCGCTCTACGACGGCATCAAATGCAGCATTCAGTCGCGCCTTTGCGTTCGGCGGCTTCCTTGCCCCGTTCAAGATCATGGACAAATAGCCTTTTGTAAGTCCAAGCTCTGCGGCAAGATCGTCGTATGAAACACGCGCATTGTGCATTTTTCCAATCAGTACGCCTGTCCATTTTTCTGGCATCCTTTATCCTCCTAACTGTTAAATTTGTTGACTGCAACGCCCCAGACGTGCTATACTGCCATTAGCCCTTTTAGGTAAATTCGGGAGGTGGTTTACATGACCAAACTTTTGAACTTGCCAGTTCCAGACCAAAGAAACGGCGTAATGCGTTAGGGCAAGGGGCAGCGCCAGAACTGCCAAAGTGAGCGGCGCGTCATAGAAGCGTAAGTTCGTTTTGCGTTCGCCAGTATCAGGCAGGCATACAAGCGAAACCGACCGCGTAAAAAGGGTGTATGCCATCGGCAGGCAAGTAAGCCATTCCCAAGTGTGCTGCCGGGGTCTAGCGATGCAGCGCGTTCTGGTAAACAACTCTGGGGAAAACCGCTCGTGAACGAACCACGGGCGGCTTTTCTTTACGCCGCAGTCAACTTTTTTGGTTTTCTGGGTTGCGAAAGTTAACACATTGTGTTATTATGAATTTGCGAGATACATAACAATTTTTTTGACACGAGCGTTTTCGCTGGGGTCTGGTTTTGTGTTACCTTATTGAACCCTATGTGTTTATTATATTCACTAAAATGGTGAAAGTCAACCAGTTTTCACTATTTTGGTGAATATCAGCATATTCACCAATTTTGCTGGGGGCTTATTGTGCTACTTGATTTAGATTTACTTCTGGCAAAACCGAAAGGTGCAGAAAATCCATTCTTATACTACCCGGAGTCTTATTCGCAAGATAAGAGTCAAAGCATTATTACAGCTGATAATAAATACGACCTCAAACGTTTTTCATCGCATGAATCGAGCGTCATACAGCAGGTCATATTTACTGCTTTTTCGAAGTACTCTGCACGCTTTCACTCATTAGGTCTTGCAAATGAAAGCTGCGTGATCGTCTATAAGCCCCGCTATGTATTGTTTGAGATTGCAACAATTATGTACGAAAATTCTTCAAAACCGGAAGATATACTAGCAGCGGCTTATGCCTACTCTCAAAAGGGGGCATCATTCCGAAAGCACGCCATATCCCTTTATGAAAAAAGCGTCGACTCTGTAAGCTTTCGAACATTGGATAAATTTGCGTCCTTGTATTCAGCGATAGTCTACTCAGACATCGCATCGCTGTATGAAAAAGAACATAACTACGAATCGTCTATCTACTGGATGAAAAAGGTTATAAAGCGTGGGGGGCTAAACAATCGATACTACTTAGAAAAGATTTCTTGCCTAGAAAATAAATCCCCACCCGCTACTCGGAAAGCCAAGCCAATTAGCAATAGTCAAGCCGAGTTTGAGAAGAACGTCCGGGCTGCCGCTTTGCATTTTATGGAAAAGTTTGATTTGCGCGTTCAGACAGACTAATATCTAGTGTGAGGTCTATATGGATTTGTATATCGAGAGAATAAAACCGTTGTTCGAGTCATCTGGCATGACTGACAAAGACATTGAGGAAGCGTTAAATTTGCCTCGCGGCGTAATATATAAATGGGGAATCGGGAAAAATAAAAGCTATAAACGATTCATCCCCGAAATCGCCAAATACTTCAATGTGTCCGCAGACTATTTGATGGGATTAGATTCCCCGTCTGCGGGCATAAAAAAAGACCCCATCCCGAAGGATAGGGCGGTGAGCCAGGAAAAGCAGCTGCCGCTTGATATGATCGACGGGCTTTCTGACGAGCAGAAAGAACTTCTTGCACTATCTAAAAAAATGAGCGACGATGAACTCAAAAGGTTCATCGCCGCCATGAAAGCTATGTTGGGGGAATCGATGTGAGGGATTTTATCGCCAAGTTTGTCGAAAATTACGTTTCCGTACCAGACCTTGTAACCGGTCTGCTTGTTACGGCAATCGGGGGAATCGCCACTTTGATACTTCGCGCAATCTGGAAGTGGATTAAAAGTTTGCAGCAAGACAAAAGGAAGCTTCGATCAGTCTTGCAATACGTGACATTGTTCATAGCTTTTACGTACTCTGGTGGAATAGGAATATACATCGGCATAAATCGTAACAGAACGTTTTGCGTGATTTACGGCGTTGTACTAATCGTATACTTCGCAGTGCGTCTGTCAATTCTTGTGAAGTCGCTTATTGATGAACCTATAGATTCCCGTCAAGATGATCTTCCAGCCGTGATAGATTCCAATTGTGACAGCGGTTCTAATAAATGAATCCACCCATCCGTTTTCAACTAAATAATCGAGCATCTTTTTCTCCTTTCAGTCGTTTTGCATACTTATCATATAGCATTATATCACAGTTTGGTGTCAAATACTACTTTTTTTTATGGGACACCATCCGGTGTATGATGTAAGTCCAGAACGAGCCTTCTGAGCGCCTTGATCTGCGCGCCGCTTAACCTCGAAATCAGTACCAGCGCCTCGGCTTCTAATTTCTTTCTCTCAGTCGTTCGTTCCTTCATGTCCTGGTTCCTCCCTTTCATCCATAATTTTCTCCATTTCCGTCAAATTTTAGGTTGCTTTTTCGTGCAGATTTAGCGTTGAGGCTGTCAAACTCTGTTGGTAAAATCGTAGTATCAAATCAAATTTTGACTATGAGGGATTTTTACAATGAAAAGAATGCTTGCGCTTTTTCTAGCTGTGCTTCTTCTGACTGGATGCACGGCAAAAACCGCGAAGAGAGAACCAGATAAAGAGAGGGAACCAGAAAAAATCGCCGTTCCTGACGCAAAGGTTGGCTCTTCTCCAGAAGCGCCGGAGCCCGCAGAACCGATTGTTCAGGACCAGCCCGAGGTTCCCATCTCAGATAAAACCGCGCAAACGTCTTTCGGTGATTCCACTGCTTCCGATATCGAACCCGTTGCGCCAGACGCTCCGATTGAAGCATCCGAACCAACATCACAGAAATCATCAGGTGTATACGTTGGAAGTGTTGACTCGGATAAATACCATAATCCGAGTTGCCGCTTTGCAAAGGAAATCCTCCCAGGGAACGAAATCTGGTTCGATAGCATAGAAGATGCGCAGAATTCTGGGTATTCACCTTGTGGAGGCTGCCACCCTAAATAATATTATAGCGCAATGTTTACACCCAAAAATAGAAAAGAGGAAAATAAGATGGACACTGTAGAAAGACCCGTTCCAACCGAAAATCAAAAGTTTTGCAAATTTTGTGGTGCGATCATCGACAAGGACTGCGTGATTTGCCCGAAATGTGGAAAGCAAGTTGAAGAATTAAAGTCCGCGCAGCCGAACGTCGTAATCAATAACACGAACACAAATGCGAACGTGAATACTATCCGCGGGTATGGTCGTCCGAAGAACAAATGGGTTTCATTCTTCCTTTGCCTTTTCTTCGGTATGATCGGTGCGCATAAATTCTATGAGGGCAAAGTCGGAACAGGAATCCTGTATCTCTTTACACTTGGGTTGTGCGGGATTGGATGGGTCATTGACACTATCACAATCTTGCTGAAGCCGAATCCTTATTACGTCTAACTCATAAATTTAGAGTTCTGCCACTGCTCCCGCTTTTCGCCGCCTACATCTGAGACGCAGGAGAAGAGCATGGGCGCTCCCTTGATGTAGTCTAGGCTTAGACTGTGGACGTCTTTGAAAAGCGCCCCGTCTACGATGATGTTTACTTTCCCGTTTTCAAAGCGAATATTGATGCTCTGCATTTGGTTTACCTCCATATTTTAGAACGTTCGTTCAATAATTTCAATTTGGAATCTTCCACAAAGAACACCTTGCATTTTCTTCGTCCGGTAACCCTCGCAAGCGGCAATTATGGGACAGACTATTTTGTATAATGGAATGTTTAAGATCGCCCCACCGTCGCTCCACCGGCGGTGGGGCTTTCTCGCGCGCCTGTAACCAGCATAGCAAAGTGGGTAGAAATGTCCACCCTCAAATTTGTAAAACCATACCCATAGCAGAAGAATCAGCGAAATATATGTGAAAATGGAGGTATATCATGTCGGCGATTCAGGAACTCGCCCCATATCTTTCTGCATATCAGAGTAACATAAAGCGGGCGAAGGAAGATCAGCATTACACCATCGATAGGCTTGTCGAAGAATCCGGCGTTTCCAGATCGGCTGTGACGAAGCTCTGCGCTGGTACGCAGCAAGACCCGAAACTGTACAATTCTGCCGCGCTATGCCGCGTTCTCGGGCTGTCGCTGGATGAGCTGTGCGGGCTTGTCAAACCCGCAGAAAGCCCGGAAGAACTGACCGAGCAGATTCATCATGTCGAGATCGAAAACGCCAAACTGGAGGCAACAACAGCCGCGCAGAGCGCACAGATAAGGTCTACGCATACAATGTGTTACGTTCTCGCCCTGTTTTGTATGCTGCTCTCCTTTTCTCTGATTGCCTGCCTTGTGACGGATGCGCAGAGTCGGAACACAGGTTTTATTCGCGGCGGAGATTTGTCCGTGGCTGCATGGGTGTGCATCGCCCTGATTGCAGGCTCAGCGCTGGCTTCAGCGATTACTTTCTATGCAATCCGAAAAGAACGTGGAGGAAAACATGGAGTGCATCAAGTGTAAAAAAGAAATTCCTGACGGCTCGGCGTTCTGCTGCTGGTGTGGGAAACAGCAGCAAGCGCCACAACGAAAGGCTTTGAAGCGTGCAAACGGTACGGGGACAGTTTACAAACTGCAAGGGCGGCGTACCCGCCCGTGGGTAGCCGCAAAAGGAAAAACCATAATTGGATACTACGATAAAAAAACAGCCGCCCTCGACGCGCTGGCGCGGCTACAAGGACGGAGTATTGATGAAATATATAACTGGACCTTCAAGCAGGTTTACAAAGCATGGAAGGATGAACACTTCCGCGATATCGGCGCGAAGGGAATAGAGTCTTACGAACGCGCATATGATGTTTTTGAACCATTGCATGACAGAAAATTTCGCGAACTGCGGACCGCTGATTACCAGATTGTCATAGACAAGTACAGCGATAAATCCCACTCGCTACTGTCGAAGTTCAAACAACTTGCAACGCAGATGTCCCAATGGGGAATCCGGCAGGAACTCATAACGACAAACTTCGCTTCGTTCATTAAACTACCCGAGAATGTGAAGAAAGAAAAAGAGATCTTCTCAGAAGAGGATATCCAGAAGCTCGAAGCGGACGGTTCCCAGGCAGCCAAACTTACCCTGATGATGGTATATACCGGTATGCGAATCGGTGAGCTGTTCGGGCTTAGAACCGAAAATGTCCATGAAACCTACGTGATCGGCGGGGAAAAGACAGAAGCAGGCAGGAATAGAATAATCCCAATTCGCTCCGAAGGGCGTAAATATTTCGCAGAATTCAAAGAGCGTGCAAAAGGCGAACTTCTGATCTCTGGGTATGCCGGGCAAAAAGTCATTGCAAATTTTCGCAAGCGTGACTACTACCCGCTTTTGGAGCGGCTCGGAATCTCTAAGAAAACACCACACGCAACAAGGCACACATTCGCAAGCTGGGCTGTAGCAAACAATATCAAGCCGGAACTCCTGCAAAAAATGCTCGGGCATGCAGACTATTCCACGACCGCGAACATCTATGAGCACTTTGACATTGACCAACTTGTGAATGCGATAGATGCGCCTGTTACTAACACGTTACTAACAAACCAAAAATCAGCGAAAAAGAAAAAGCCCTGAAACCTTTGAGATTTCAGGACTTTTTTGGTGGAGACTAATGGACTCGAACCATCGACCTCCTGCGTGTGAAGTAGACCTTCTGAAATTTCCTAAACTTTTTAAGCATGTTTTCAGACGTTTTTAGACTTTTTCAAATTGGATATTAAATCTCAGACGTTTTCAGATTTTTTCAGATTTTTTCGGTTACTAACAAATAGCTAACACGGTTACTAACACTAGACACGTTTTATCTTCTGCATAACAGAGTTATAAACCTTGCTGTTTACCATCGCAAGTGTATCCATAAGTTCATCAACAACCGCCCAAGCCTTCGCCGGGTCTTTCCCGGCAACCGCAAGCAAAAACTCACTGTCCCCGTACTCGCCCACGGTAGCCGGTTCTGCGGTCACAGGGGCGGGAGCGCCGGAGTAGTAACCCACAAACTTATCTCTGGCATTCTCCGCTCCCTGCATCTTGTCGCGTATCACATATAGGTTCGCCAGTTTGGCATAATTGGGATAGCTGGATTCTTCGTATTCCAGCCGTGCTATTTCCTTTCGGATTTCGGCTTCATCCAGCATGTCTTTCCCTCCTTATGCTCTGTCAATCTGCTCCATGCAGCGCCGGATAGCCTCGCGCGTTTTATCATCGTCCGCGTCGCGCATCATGTCTTCCAGCGTCGAGCGCATATGCTCCCGCGCATCGGTTCGGCTATACCTTCCCATAGAATCGCGATGCCTGCCACGGTAAGAGCTGCCGCGCCCATACGTGCCGCGCATATCCGCTTCCCACTCGCCGTCGCGGGAATAGCCTCCGTCCTCAAGCATTTCGATTTTATAAGTGTTCTTGATGGAGCTTGTCAGCTTCTGAATTGCGTCCAGATCACCAGCAGACATTTCACGTTTGTCGGCGATTTCATCCAGCTCTTTGCAGAGCATTTCCCGAAGGTTTCTCAAATCGTACATATTCCTTCCTCCCTTCACGATACGCGCTCGATGATCATATTGCTATTTGCAAGGCTGATCGCCTGTGCGCTGGTGTTCTTCGCCGCTACAGTCAAGCAGCAGCCGCGCGGAACTTCCACGAATGTTGAAACGTAGATGTTGAAATAATTCTCAACAGCCGCAGGGGTTACGGTCGCTGTGGCGCTGTTCAAAGCCTCCCTGTTGATGGCGAGCGCAGCGGTGATAGCTCCGACTGTTCCGCCTGTAGGAACGGCGATATTCGCGCCAAAGGATACACGGAACTTCGCCTTACACTGCTGCGTAAGCCCACGAAGCGTAACAAGCCCGCTTCCGTCACGGTGTACGATACACGGTTTGCCACAAGCCGCCGTGGAAATTAGAGGGACGTTCTGCCCGGCGGCAACAATTTGAATATTGGGCGCTGTAAATTCAGCCATAAAATCATTCCTTTCTAAATGCGTCGAATTCGACACGGTTAAAAATAGCGGCGGGACGATTGCCCCGCCGCGTTTCTTGAGTATCGGCAAGGAACCGATCATTTTCGTGAGTCCACGAAAAAGCTCTACGTTATGGAGTTAAGCGCAGTTTCTGCAACCGTAGTTGTAGCCGTTATTACATCCGGAATACTGGTACGGGGCTGGAACCTCAAACGCCGGAACCGGACGGGGGTTGTAATGTACGAACTGTCCGTACACATAATCCCGAATCTCGTTCGTCTGCGTCGCCTGCGATGCAGCGAGGTTCGCCATAATAAGCTGCTGATTCTGCTCAGCAATCTTGGCATCCTTCGCGGCCAGTTCCTGCGCAGTCAGGCGCTGATCGATGCTGCGGAAGCCGCAGTTCATCGCGTCGATGATGTCGCGAGTGCTGTTCTGCACGGTGTTTCTGGTGTCGCAAGCCTGCGAAGCCATGTCATACCGCACCTGCGCAACGGCTGCGCGGTTTTCGCAGCAGCACTCCTGCGCCTGCATCGCCATGTTGTTGAGCTGCTGCATCAAGGCTGCCTGCTGGTTGCAGCGGGAAAGCTCCGCATTACCGAACCCCGTAAGTAGGGAGTTGTTCACGGCATAGAAGCCATCGCACAGCCCGCCGTTGATGAGGTCCATCTTGCGTTCGATGTTTGCGAAGTCGGAAGCCAGAACATAGCCGTCAACTACTCCGCCGGAATTGCCGCGGTTATTGCCGAAGCCATTACCGCCCCAGCCACAGAACAGGGCGAGGAACAGGATAATGAACCACCACCCGCCATCGCCTCCGAATCCGCCCCAGCCGCCGGAGCTGCCGGAAGGGGATACGTTCATGGTCGGCTGAATGCCGCCATCAGAAAGACTCATAATCATTTCTCCTTTCGTAGATTTTGAAATTTATCTCAATCGTGCGCACGAATTGAAATCTTAATTATCCAAGAAGCTGTTGAAACTGGCTTGCCGCCTGTTGTAGCTGGTTCAACTGCTGCTGCGAGATTTTCCCAGACTGTACCAGCTTCTCAACCTCCGCCCTCGGGTCGCCCTGAAAGCTCTGCTTGAACTGCTGAAACTGCCGCACCATATTTTGAAACTGCCCCATAGCCCCGGGCATTTGCCCGCCGCCGAGTGCATTAAACAGTGGGTTCATTGTCTGCCTCCTTCACCTTTCTAACGGGCTTGACGCTCAGAGACGCCACCTTTGCCGCCAGTTCGTCAAAGTCCTTGCGGGTCACGTATTCCACCGTAGGCACTGTTTGTGGCGCTGTGGGGCTCACGGGGGCTGTAGAGCGCTCTACGAGGTCATACGTTGTCATTGCTGGTTTACCGCTTGCGTCTGCTTTCTTCACATACACAACCGGCGCATTCATATCCCAGAGCGTGACGGCGTTATTCGGCGCAACGATAAATTCGTTTGCCGCCTTCTCGTTCGGGACCCAGATGATAGACTGTCCACAGCTCGGCTGCTGTGGCTGAGGTTGCGGAGTCGGATACTGCATCGACGGCGCAGGCTGATACTGTGGACGCATCATTGGTTCCTGCATCATGGGCGGTTGATTGTAAATCGGCTGCTGATACACATAAGGCTGTTGTCCGAACATTATTTATCCTCCTTTTCCCAGTAGAACAGTGGGATTTCGTTCCCACTGTTCCACGTATCGAAATACGTGCCATCTTCCGCGCAGACAACGTGCGTAGATAGTGCGAGTACATATATACCGCGTGGATGGTCTGCGCAGAAATCCTCAACGGTATAACAGTCCGGGCATGTATTCGGCACGACGTTCCTTGTAAACCCATGCTGCCGAAGGTACGCGCCCCAGACACTGTTTGCCGACGGCATGTCGCCCATTTTCAGCCCCTGTAGGCAAAGTCCGACGTATGTTTCATCCCAGCTCTTGCCCGTCGCCTTTGAGATCGCCCGGACGGTACAGTCTCCGACTTGTTTCCCTTCCGGGTTTGGATTGAAATAAGAAAAGCCCATACCGAACACTCCTTTGTGTCCAGTATGGGCTTTTTCGTATTTTCGTGTGCCTCAGTTGTGCATCACTTAGCTATACAGTTTGCTCGACGTGTCTCTCATGCGCTGCATAATCCCAGGGAGGCGTCTTTGCACCGTCGCCCTGCCAAGATACAGTTCCGTCGCAACGTCCACTTGTGGAAGCTTATCCACAAAGTAGAGCTGCGCAATCTTTTCGTCTTCCAGACCAAGATTCGCCTGATGAATGACCGCTTCCATGTCCCGGCGCATCAGTCCGCCAAGCTCCGGCGGTAATTTGCATCTGGCTTGTGGCGCCATAGCCCCGCCCCCTTACTTCATCGCCTTTGCGAGCTTTTTGAGAAGATCGTCGCCGTACTTATAGGCGGCGAGATAATCAATCGTGCCGTCGGTCAATCCTGCTTTCTGCCGGATGGTCTTCTTTGCCTCCTCAACGGCTTCATCGATCTTCACGGTATCGTATTCCACCCACGGAAGCTTGCCATGCTTCTGCCAATTGCGGGCGTGGTATCCGGCTTTCGTGCCGATGTTCTGGACGGCGGTGATCTGTGCGCCGTTGTCCCAGATGGGCGTACACTCTACCGCCAGACCGTCCCCGATGTACATGCCCCAGTGGCCGGGCATCCAGAGACCTTCGCCGGGAATCAGTTTGTCCCAGCCGATGCCGGACACGGCGTAGCACTTTGCGATCATGCCGTCGGCGGAAACGTCCGGCACGCTGTTCGAGGCGTATCTTGCGCCGCCGTAGTAGGCGTTTTTGTTGCCGTTCCAGCCCCATAGAATGCCCTTCGTGAGGTTTACGCAGTCAAAGCCAAAATAGCCCTTGCCGATAAGATTGCGCAGATACGTGACTCTGCCGCCGGTGTACCAGTCCGGGTACTGGGCGGATTTCTCGTCAATGATCGTTTCGCCCACGGGGGCGCCGAAGCAGCCCCACATGTAGACGGTCTTGTAATTCTTCGCAACGTCAATGTGCCTGCGCACAAGTTCGGATGCTTTCATCATTTCTGTTCGCCCTCCTGCGGCGTGCCCGCATTGTCCAGCACATCCTGCGTCTTCTGGGACTGGGTCCCAAAATAAAACGCGATAATGACAGCGTAGATCGTCATAAAGTCCTGCGAGATTTTGCCCACGACTGCCATGTAGGCGAACACGCCGGTCAGCACCAGCGTGACCAGAGACTTGACGCTGAGCAGGTTGCCCAGCCGCTTTTTGATGTTTTCCATATGTACTCCTTTCATTCTACCGGTTCATTTGGTTTCGCAAATACTCTCTTGCACAGCAGGAGCAGCAGCTCCCCGCCAAACGCCGCTGCCGCGAAGATCAGGACGTCTGACAGGTCGGCGGGATGGTCTGTGAAGATGGCAAGCGTTTTGATGATGACCGCCCACGCGAGCGTAAGCGTCAGGGCGTAAATGCAGTAGTAGACCAGCTCCCGCGCCATGCGCCCCTTTGTCTTCCGCTGCGGCTTTTTCTGCCCGTCCGCCATACTAGCCTCCAAGCCCTGCCAGAGCCAGCGCGTAGCCGACTAAGCCCGAAACAATCGCCGTGACCGCGGCTTTGATTAAGCCCTCCCAGCGGCTGCCGGGGAGCGCCTTGAGGGTTTTCACGTCGGTCTTGATCTCGTTCACGTTCGACTCTATCGTCTCCTGCTTCGTCGCCAGCACCTCCACAGAGGTAGCCAGCTGGTGAAGCGCCTTGTTGTCCGTCTCCAGATCGTTAATCCTGTGCGTGTTGGATTTGCACCGCGCGTCCAGCGAAGCGATCTGCGCCTGAATTCCGTCGTCCATGTGTTCTCCTTTCTCGCCCTCGGGCGGCTGTTATTCTTCTACATCCCACGCCTGCGGGTATTCTGCGAGACTATATGCTGTATCCTGATTCGCTTTGGTGAACTTTCCATCCTGCACGGCCCATTCCCCTGCCTTGTACACGTCGTGCGCGCCCGTTGGGTGTACGAAATTCCGCGCCGTCTCGCGTGACGTGCCGTGGAACGGCCTGTTAAACGTATACCATGCAGAATTTCCGGGCTTGATATCCGGGTAAACCGCATTATCGTAGTTCTGGAAACATTCCCATGGTTCACCGCCAACGCAGAATACGTCCCCGGCAACATGTTTTCCCTCCTGCCACTCGTCGTAGAGCGCCGAACACATAATGATTTCATCCGCCGTCTTTGGCTTCTCGCCTTTCATCAAAAGCTTGGTCATATTTGCCGTGGATGTCAAAAGGTCGTAGGTAACAGGCGTTGCAACAACCGGCTGCGGCTCCGGCAGCGGGATATTCGTCAGTAGCCAGCTGCCGTCTTTGATGTCCTGCCGGAGATAATCGATCGGTACGAACGTCCGCAGCTCGAAGCCGTTGTCCGCGAAGACCACGACGGGACCGGTCAGCGTCGTCACCCCCGAAAGAGAATCGCCCGTAAACCGGACCGAGCCGGAGGTGCTGTATACCCGGACGTTCGCGTAGGTTTGATTATTGTGTGTGATGTACATTAAATAACCCCCTAAATCAATTTTCCGTGATGGTGCAGGTCGGTGTCCACACAACGTTGCCGTTTCCGTCATACGTTTTATTTTGTTCGAATAAAATGCGTGTGTTTGTTGTGGCTACAAATTCGTAAGTACCTTCTTTTTCGTGTGATACAGTTACACCGTTCAAAATAACGTTGCCGCGGCTGTTTCGTGCCTTATATGATATGGTGATCGGAACTTTACTTCCAGAATGAAACGTCAGTGCTGCAGCATCCGTTAGTTTTTCGCCGTTAACTACGGCATACATGGAATAGGTACTGCTGTAAGAAACAGGGACGCTCAGAATTACCATGAATTTGCTGGGAAGTCCCCTTCGTAAAAACATTCCCATTGATGCACCCCCTAGAAGCAGAAGCAGAAGGGCACGCCAAGCGCAGCGCCGCCCCGGATAGTTCCCTTAGTGCCGGCGGATGATACGAAGATAAAATTTGTGGTGCCGTTTATAGACGGGGAACGTGTCCACCATCTGGATTCCGCGCCGTCTAGCATTTTTATTTTGCTTCCGTTTTCTTTGTAATACTGATATTGTTTACCTTCGCCTGGCGCGGAAGAATCAACATCACCAAACACTTCCACATCGCTTGGAAAAAACAGTTTGTCTGCCGTTGTTACGATGGTGGTGCTTTTGTTGCCCGCAGATGTAAGTTTATTCACATTCTGGATGCCATTTTGCACTTCCAGCGGCAATTGAACCAAAATGGCAGGAAGATGTGTTTGCCGCATGGCGCAGCCAGCCCAACCGTTTCTGTTTGTGTTGCTGCCCTCTATTTCGTTTTTTCCGTAGCAGTCGTGCAACTGGAAGGTAAACGGGGCTTTGCCGAAGCCATCGGAATAGTCATCGTGATTGATACCGATAATGTCAACCAGATAGTCCGTGGAGCCAATCATCATCGCCTTCTGATCTCCAATCTTCCACGTTGAGGGGACAACCTTTTTCTGGCAGATAGCAATGATCTGTTCCCAGGTATTATCCGAAAAATTTGCCTCATATGAAGGCTTAATTCCAGTAAACCATCTTGGGCTCCTTCCGCTCATCCGAACACCACCACCTTCACGGGGACATTCACCGTCGGTGCTTTGCCGATGCACTGCGCAGTCAGGCTGTTCGCGCCCGTCTTGTAGTTATGGATGAGAGCGAAGCCCTCCAAAAGCGCTGCGTCCGCGTCCGGGTCCGTGCCCGAAAGCGCAACGTCCCACTGCGGGTCAACGTCATAGGCAGCTTTCAGCCCCGTGATCGTGATCGTCTGCGCCTGGTAGCCGTGCGAGTCCTCGGACCAGCCCGAAGCAAGCAGCGTGCCGGTGTACTGCTTCGGTCCGCTGCCTGCGCCTGCGACGGAATCGTCGACGTATTTCTTGGTTGCCGCGTCCATGTCTTCTGTCGGCGCGCCGGAGAGTTTCAGCTTGCCGGTCAGCGTGCCGCCCGTCAGCGGCAGACACTTCGCGATCAGTGGCTTGATCTTATTTGTCCAGAGGTAACTCAGGCCGTTGTTATCCAGATAGGCCATAGCTGCACCTCCTTACGTGTCCGCAGTGATTGTGTCAATCTCGCCGTTCGTGATCGAGTTGATCTCAAAAGTTGTGCCCAGCGCGTCCCACGCGGTGCCGGTCCAGGCGTAATTCATGCCGGTGTCCTCGACATTCCACACATCGCCTGCCACATTGCCGGACGTAGGCAGCGCCGAGAACGTCGCCTTGCTGCCCTTGTACTTGTAAAGGCCGGAAATGTCCGTCTTTTTTGCATAGTCGCTCGCGTTGCTAAAACCGGAAAGCTTTGTGTAGTCTGCCGCTGACATAAGGCCGGGCGATGTGGCCGAGGCCGCCTCATAAGTCGTGTCGGTAAACACAGCGTCCTCCGGCACGTCCTTTGCCACCGTGTGGCCGCCCACTTTTTCGGCGTTGTCCACAACACCGTTGCCGTTCTTGTCGTACACGCTTTTCAGCATGTCGCCGCCGCCCGCGCTCGCGACGGAATCGTCGACATATTTTTTGGTTGCCGCGTCCATGTCTTCTGTCGGCGCGCCGGAGAGTTTCAGCTTTCCGGTCAGCGTGCCGCCGGTGAGCGGCAGATACTTCGCAACCAGAGGCTTGATCTTGCTGTTCCAGAGGTACAGCAGACCATCGTTATCCAGGTATTTACTCATTTCAGCATCTCCTCTATTTCCGTATTTGTGATTTTCTCCGACGCCGGAGGGATTGTGTCCAGCTTTGATTGCAGGCCCGTAATGGCCTTAATCGGGTGCTGATCGTCCGCGTCCCGGTTTAAGAGCTTTGTGTGGTCATTTGTGCCGCCTCCGCCGCCCTGATAGACCACCTTCGCCGGGGCGATCTTCATCTTGATCTCCGGCTGGGAAAGCGTCATTTTAATCATATCCCGTCTCCTTCAAAAAACGCTTTGCGTCCGTCTGCACGATTTCAGCCGCCATCGGGTTTCCGTCGCCATCCGTTAAGGCAAGCTGTAGCCTTACGGTGCTTGCTTGCAGCCGCATTGCGTCTGCATACGGGATTTTTACAAGCAGGTGCGTTTCGTCGACTACTGTAGGTTCGTACTGGAAGAAGGAACACCCCTGTCTCACATAGAACTCAAGCTTCGTCGCTTTCGTCAGGTCAGTTCCCTCTACTTCCACAGATAAAGCGTTCGCGATTTTCTGAAACACTTAATCACCCCCTGCCTCAAATACGTCCAGTTCGTTCTTTGCCTTGATAAATGTGGTGGTGTCATCGGAAAGGGAGATTGTAGGAAGACTTCGCGCATCATAGGTATAGTCATGGTACGCAACACCGCCGTTGTAAGACGCTGTCGCTGTCATGCCGTGCAACGATACACCAGAAATGGTATTGGCTTGTACAGAGGTCTTGTTAAACCCGTCATTTGGGCTGGAGGTTGTCCAGACATCAGTTTGTGTAGCAACCAACAACATCGTATCTGTCGCTGCTGCATGACACATGCAAGCGGTTGCCGGTTTGCTTTCTCCCGTGATAACACTAGCTTCCCAGTTCGTTAGATTCTGGGAATAATAGACAGTCGATTTCGGGTCATAAAACACTTTGGCTTCAATCCGAGAATAAACAGTTACCAAGAAATAATATGTGCCAGACAGAAACACAACTTCTGACGCAGATATTCTTTTTACAGCATCTTCCGGAACTGGCGGTTCTAGTTTTTTGAAGCTCGTTTCTGCTCCGTTTGCAAAATACAGTTCTATTTTTCCAGTTGCACCACTATATATGTTTTTTCGAATTGCTGAAAGAAACCATTTCCCATTGGCGCTCGAGAACTTATATCCAATAAACTGGTTCCAAACGGTGCTTGGAGTTTTTGTAATCAGCGAACACACCCAACTCTCAGGAATCAACGGTGTGTCAGAAAACACCGCATATGTATGGTCAGTATCATTTTCATCGGTTTCATATCTTGCAAACGAGAATCCAAATCTCCCATTACATTGTGCAATACCGTAGAACCCGCTTCCGTTGCGTTCGGGAGGAAGCGAAACATTCACTTGCGTCCAGTTCGCGTTTTCTTTTTCCCTCACTGCGATTTTGATGTCTTTCCCTGTGCAAAACACACATACGCAATAGTGGTCAGACGCAGCTAACGAGCAAGTCATCCCTTCGAATGTAGTTGCACTTCCAGTGAATGTTGCATCTTCCGAAAACGTCCCTTCCAACGTGGTTGATTTAAGAATTTTGTAGTTGTTTCCAACTTGTGTGCAGATAAACCACAGGCCGTTAAAATATACCGCATTTGAGACATTTGAGACATCGTAAGAGGTCAGAAACGTATTCGAAGCCCATTCCACAGCGCCGCTAGTGTTCCTAAGCACGGAGCACAGCTGCGGATAATGCTCAAAAGTCACCGTACTTCCGTCGCACGGGAGCCACGCGTCGCCCAGACTCAGCGCCGGAGAGGTCTTCACAGTCCCAATGGGCTCAATTCTGTCTGGAATATGCCGGAAAGCGTCGTCGACAAACGGGTTCGCATACGGCAAGCGGAGAAAGCGCCCCGTGGAATCTTGGAGCATTGTGCGCGTATTGAACGGCGTTCCGGTATCGTCCGGGTCATCCGCTCGTGTCATGTCGTAAGTATCTGTCTGTCCCGCAACGGGCTTGAGCTTTACCCGCCCCGGAAATTTTGGAGTTCGGTCTTTCATGTTATCCCCCCATGTCTCCTGCGTATAGTTCCGCGTCCGCGTAAATCCAGCCAACCTCCCGGCTCTCCAACACATCATCTACTGCGATAATCGTCTTTTCAATGTTGTTCGCGCCTTCCCAGTCTAGTTCGTTGATTTTTGCCGGAGGGCGCGGGGCAGGATTGACAACTGCGTCATATACAGCGTTCGCGGATTCGATATAAGCGTCCATAATGTCTTTGTCGAGCACTTCGTCAGAACCATAATCTTCCCGCACTTCTGCCGGAACGTCGATACAGTGCGTTCTCAGCCGGTCACGGATGGTGATAAGCGCCGTGCCGACGCGGTTCAGGTCAGACGCTTTGTAAGAACCTTTTAAGCCCGCTTCAAAGTCTGCCTTTTCCTGCTCCGTGAAGTCGCTCCACAGCTTCTTGTAAAGCTTCTCAGCATAGGAAGCGTCCGCCTGCGTCCGGTCGGTGATTAAGGTTTTCATAATTCTCATGCAGAAGCCCCCATTCCGACGATGTCGCACTCAGCCGCCGCGATGCCGCTCAGTTTAATGGTCATGCTCGTTATTGTCCCGGTAATGTGGTCATCCCACGGAGTTGTGGTGTCTACGTAGTCACCGGGAAGCTCCTTGTCCATGACGATCTGAACGCTGTGCGTCTGCCGCCGCATATAATAGTCAAAGACGTGCTGTGTCACCGCTGCAACATTCGTCGAGTTGACAAGCGTCGCGTCTTTGACCTCGATGACGTTTGGCTTCGTGGATGCCGTAATGTTCGGATTCTGTTTTACCGTGACCGCCGTCGTGTGGTGGTAGGTCTTCCCGCCGACCTCAACCGTATCGCTTCCGCTTCCGGACGTGCTGTACGTGTGCGCGGTAACTCTTACCTCGGTCACGATGGCAGACTGGCTGACTTCACCGCCGACGTAGAGCCGGTTCATAGGAATCTCCGTCGGTGTTTCCTCAGACAGTCTCCATACCTTCACGTTTCCTGTTCCGCTGGTGTCCACAACAGCCCGAAGCGCAAACGCCACCTGCTGCAAAGCTTCCCTTCGCGTGCAATCAGGAATATATCCTGTCAGTTTCTCGGTCCGTAGTTCCTCCGAAAGCTCCAAGACGAAATACCCGCCGAGGATGCTTTCTAAAACCGTTTTCGCGTTGGCATTAGAATAAACAACGGCCGGGAATGGGTCTTCGTCCAAAATTCCCAAAGCGTCAATGCAGGAAACGTTGTATACGTTTTTGCTTACGCGGGTAGATTCGTCGATGTAAAACGTGCCGATTTTCGTCTTTCCGTTGTACGCATAAACGGGCTGCTTCTCTTGGAAAATAAAATCAATATCTTCCATGCTGTCCAGGGTGAAATCGAGCGTGTTGATCGCTACTTCGTCGGAAATGATGTTCAGTTCTTCCGTCGCTTCGACGCTTCGAAGCTCCTGCCGCTCGAACTCCCGGACGATTCCGAAAAGGATCAAGGATATCTTGACGGGCCGGTTCGGCAGGTTCGTCTTGTTAAACTGAATGGAGATCTTGTTGTAAAGCTCAACGGTCTTCTCGCAGAAGTAATTTCCGCTGTTCGGGAAGAACTGCTGTGTGGCCAGCTGCGTTGTTCCGTTGTACCATGTGATATTCAGGTCACTGCAATAGTCCCCTGTTTCCCCGTCAAATTTGAAGTAGATGCCGAGGGACGTAAACTGCCCGTCAAGGGATATCTCAATGGTAGGCGGTGTTTGGAATGTACAGTCTGCTCCGCTCCGAGGTGTCGACCAGAAGCCGACTAGCTCAGATTTTGGCTTGAGCTTTCGCGTGCCGTTCAGCACCCATTGATTCTGCTCCGTCGTTGCAATTGGTCCCTCAAAAGCGCCGAATGGGAGCAGCGAGGTTTTTGAAATACCCATAGCCTCGCTTGCTGTCACACTCGCAGCTGCCGCAGAACCAACCGCAACGTCCTCATACACAACTTTTACGCTCATAGCGGTGTCCTCTTAGGCTTCATTGCGACAAAATTAAATGTAAGGTTGCCCCATTCGTTCTTCTGTCCGTAAGCTGTCAAAAGTTCATCGTCTCCGTTTGCCACATACGCATCGAAGGTCAATGTCCCTTGTGCATACGGAACGGTAAGGGAATGGCTGTCTACCGGCGCGGAAATCGCTTCATAAAAGCGGTCATACTCCGCAGGATCTGTCCCAACCGGGTCCAGTTCGACACTGTAGTTATAAAATGTGCCGATGATATCGCGCACCATCGCGCCGGTCATCACGCGCCCCGCATTATCGCCGTCCAGAACCGCAAAAGAGCGTTTCAGACTGGTTACATGCAGGTTCGGATACGCCGTTCCGTCGAGGGTCAAAACACTCGTCATGCTTTCACCCCCGCAAGCCTTACGCCTACACGCTGCGTCTCTTCGTTGTTCGCCTTATAGACAGCCCGTGCAAACTCTCTGCCGTTGAGCTGCAAGATGATCGTCTGCGACCGTCCGCCGGATTCGTTCATAGCCTGTTTGAATGCCTGCACCATTGTCTCAAGCGGCGTTTCGATGTTCGTTCCGCTCTTCTGGTCGCCCAGCACCGCCATAAACTCCCGGTTCGGAGGGATGACTGCGCCTTCTGCCAGCCTCGGGAGTGCTACTTTACTCACCGGTGGGATATTAAAGCCAAACGATTTGCCACCGATAACCGGCACCCAATCCGGAATATCAATGTGAATTTTATTCAAGCAGGAAATGAGGAAGTTAATTCCATCAATGATTCCGTTAATTGCCGCTTCGAACACGCCGATAAAACCGTTTAAGGCATTCTTTGCAAGGTTTGCCCACCATTCCGACGTAAACACGGGCGCAATGTTTTTATCCCAGAAGCTTTTTACCGCTGCCCAACAGGATTTGATTTTGTCTATAATGAAATTCCAATTTGGGGCAATCGCCGCTGCAAGACTTGCACCGCCTGCCGCCAGCAACCCAAGACCAAGAGGAATTCCGGCACCTGTAAACAGGAGAACCGCGCCAAGCACAAGCAAAGATACGCCAAGTAAAGCAGTTATTACGCCGAGCGGACCGCGCAGTTTGCTTTGAATCGTGTCCCAGTTTGCCGTGATTGCTGCCCTCAATCCAACTGCCCCCGCTGCCATTAGAGCAATACCGAGTGGAATATTTGCGCCGGAAAACGCTAACACAGCGCCCAATGCAAGCAATGCCGCGCTTACAAGCGCTGTTACAACTCCTATTGGTCCTTGCAATGCCTGTTTAATGCTGCCCCAGTTAATTGCTACAACAGCTGCAAGTCCAACAGCACCCGCCGCCATTAGTGCGATGCCAAGCGGTAAATTTGCACCGGAAAACGTGAGAATCGCGCCAATGACGAGCAGCGCCGCACTCACAACTGCCATGATTTCGTAAACATTTTCCTGAACAAACTTTTTAACAGCGCCCCAGTTGATCGCAGCGGCTGCGGCAAGCCCAGCTACGCCCGCTATCATAAGCCCTATGCCAAGAGGCACATTTGCCCCGGTAAACGTCAAAATTGCGCCAATTACCAGCAGTGCACCGCTTACGATTAGCGTCAGTTCCGTGATAACCGCCTTTAGTTCTGCGACTGGTCCTTCCCAATTAGCGGCTGCTACAGCTGCAAGCCCAATAGCGCCCGCGATAATCAGTCCTAAACCGAGAGGAACGTTTGCACCGCTGAATAGCAAAATGGCGCCAAGTGCCAAAAGCGCCGCGCTCACAATGGCTGTGATTTTACCGATCTGCCCTTGCAGCAGTTCAGCGATTCCGCCCCAATTTTCCGTCACAGCATCGTAGATTGCCAACGCTCCAATTGCCATCAACGCAAGCCCGAGCGGAATGTTCGAGCCGGAGAATGTCAAGATTGCACCAAGCGCCAAAAGCCCTGCACCAAGAAACAGTTCCGTAATCGCGGTGATCTGGTCTTTGATTTTAGATGCGAAATTCGGTGCAATCTCACCAGACGCGCCAGCACCTCCGATGCCGCCCGCGCTTTCGTCCGAATTGCTCGACAGCTGATTGATTTCGTCAAAGCTTGCCATCGACTTCCCAGCTTTTTTCGCCGCGCTCCCGACGCCTTCTAACGCCTCTTGCTCGTCATATAGAGACTTTGCAGCCGCTGCCGACTTTTCGTAAGTCGTTCCAAAAATCTTAGACACGATCCTAGCCAGCAATGTTATAATGCGAGTCAGTACGTTAGCGAGCGTTATAAACGCCGGAATTACGACTTGAAGAATCGGTTGCGCCAGCGTCAGCAACGCGCCTTTCAGTCTTGCGACCGCAGCCCGTGCCTCCTCATTTTTCATGATTGTTTTCCCGAGCCAAGTCCGTAAACTTTGCAGTGCCCGAGTAATCAGGCTGAAAACAAGAACGCGCTTAAAAAGCCCGGAAACACGCTTGCTGAACGTGTTCATGCTGTCGGAAACCTTCTTCGCGGCGGCTTCCATTCGCTCTGTCGCGCCGCTTGCGCTTGTGATTTGCTCCGTGAGTTCTCCGGCTTTTTGATTCGCAGCGTCCAAAGCAGAAGTCTGCGCGATCACTTTGTCCGTGATTTTTGCATATTTCCCGTCCAAACTCTCAACGATCTTGTCCTGTTCTTTTAAGATTGCTTCCTGCTCTTTGATTTGCGCTGCGACTTCCGTCTGCCGCCCGTATGCTGTGATATAAGCATCCGGAGACGCAGACACCTCGCCAGACGTGATCTGCCGAAGCCGCTCAGATTCCGCCCGCAACGATTTCAGCGCATTTTCTGCCTGTTTTGCAGATTCTTTCGCTGCGTCAAGCTGAGATTTCAAGCCACTCTGCTCACCGGTGCTTTTTTTCAGATCAGCTTCCATCTTGTCGATTTTCGCTGTCAGTTTATCAAGCTCCTTCTGCGCGTTTTTTGCGTCGACCTCTGCTTTAACAACGAATCTTCCATCTGCCATTTTCTCACCACCTTATTTTGAAATGCCCCATGCGGCCAGAACGTCCTTTTCGGACTCTGTATACGTCGTTTTCAGATCGATAATATCCCTGTTTTTCCGGTAGAATTCCCTGTCCTGTTTATCCAGAGACTTCCCGTGCGCTTTTTTATCGCGTATGCGGACAACTTGAGCAAAGAGACAGTCACCGATCTCCTGATAGAAGCTCAGAAACGAGTACCAGTGTAGATATTCCAGCGCCCGCACCTCACACCCGGCAATCCGGTTGATCGGAGCAATAATGATGTCAAAATCCTGTTCCCACGACATCAATGCAGGTTCGTGTTTCTTCTCTTTCCGATCTTGCCCCCGGTCAATAAACCGGAAGCATTGATTTAGGGCCTCCTGATAGTCTCCTGGAGGCATTTCGTCGAAACCGGGATAAAAAATCTCTAGTGCCGCCTCGGCCTTGAGATGGTCATCCAACTCGTTATCGGTAAGAGCGGTGAGGATATCCAACACCGCTCTATAGTCCGACCGAATTCCGTATTCTGTTCCGTTTACATCAACCGATGTCGGCAGCGCCCAGATTACTTTTTCCATCGCTCCGTATACTTCTTGATTCTCGGGTCAGTAAGTTTCTTCTGGCGGGAGAACGTCGTATCGATCTGATCAATGACGGCAAGCATCAGATTGCACCAGACGGGAAGACCGTCGGCCATTGCGTAGACGTTCATCGTGCCAAACAGGGGCGCGCAGATCGGCTTCCCGAAGAGCCCGTCCAGCATGTCGCGCATTTCCTGGTCTCTGCGGCGGGCGATCTCGAAGATTTCCTTCTTATCCGCGCAGCGTTCGACTTCGGCTTTGTATGCGTCCTGCTTTTTGTCCAGTTCTTCAAACGTGTTGTAGATCTTCTCTACAACTTCGCTGTCTGTAGGATTGAACTCAATCGTCACTGCATCGTTGATATTGAACGACACAACGCCGGTATCAAATCTGATTTCTGCCATCTATTGCTCCCCCTTATTCCGAATCTGCTGTGAATGTCACCACGCCGCCAGTGCCAACCGCTGCTGTGCCAGTGGTTCTGTTGCCGCCGAGTGTAACATCGATAGGCATACCGACATATCCGCCGCCTTCGCCGCCAAGGCTCGAAGGTTTGACCATCGTCGCATCGTACCGTTCGGCGAACGCCGCTGTCTTGGCCGTTCCCGCGTAATGGTGGACGATAAGCACATCCTGGTTCGCAAGAGCTGCGGCGTCCTGATCTTTGACCGCAAGGTTCCAGATCTTCGTAAGCGCTGCGTCACCCGCATCAAGCTCGCACGGTTCAAAGCTCTGCGTGATGATCGGTTTCTTCATCGTAGTTCTGGTCGTTCCGAGGATATCCTTGCTGGAATCCTCCTGCCAGTCATATTCCATGCTCGAATCCGTGACTCGAGTGCCAAAAGGCGACCAAACCGGCGCAGACGCAGAACCCGTGTTCAGGTACGCGATGAGTAATTCTCTGTCTACCGGCTGGCCGCTCGTGGTGTTAAAAGTAGTTTCTGCCATTTCAAATCACCTCATATGTCATTTTCATTAAAATTTGATGGTCTTCCCATCCGCCCTGATACATGGCGAATACCGCCGCGCGGCTGACCGCTTCCATGCGACGGACACGAACGCCATCTCCAAGAGACGGATAATTCTGCATCGCCCAATCCCCGAAGCGGTTCAGTACCGCATCAGCTTTCAGGCGCTTGTCGTTACTCCCGCCCGGCTTGATACGGGCTATGATCTTGAACTGGTATTCTGCCTCATGCCCGCCGAGCAAGTACCTTTTTGTGATGTACGCTCCTTGAATCACGGACAGAGCCACGCTAGCAGAATCGGCGGCGAGGAACTCATAATTGATGGTTGCAGCTGGGAGATCGTCATCCGAAAACGAGTTTACCCAGACCATCATTTTTCTTGATATGTCCTGTTCTTCCTCGGAAGAAACAAGCTTTTTTTCTTTTTCAGAGCCCATTTTTCACCGCCTTATCTGCAACTCGAATCCATTTGTCAAGGTTCTCAGCCTTTGAAGCCTCGAACCAGTGCGATTGTGCCTGTGCGTGTCCGGATGTCGTGAACACAAGGTTTTTGTCCGTCAGAACCTTTGTCCCGCCCTTCGGTGCATATGTGCTGCCCGTCTCCGGGTCAACCATGACTTTCCCGTAATATAGAAACCGTGCATACGGTCCCGGATAGATGATCGCATTACCAACCACCTGTGTCCTCTGGTCGAGAGAGCCGGTCAAAAACGGCACATACGGGCTTGTATCCTTCCGCGCCTGAACCGCAACAATATGCTCCGCTTTCGTGCAAGCCTGCGCGAGTTTTTCGTGCAGCTCGTCAAACCCGTCGGTTTTCACACTGAATTTCAGCATCACGTGCCTCCGACCTGCCAGTGCTGCATAGAAGGACTGCCGAAGTCCTTCATGTCCACCTTTGTCACTTTGTACACATCGTCGTAAAGCATCTCAATCTGTTCTTCCGTCTTGTCCGGTTCGACTACTTCGCCCTTCACAAAGAAGGTCGTGCCGCCGTTGCCGTCCGTGGATAACGTCCAGATTTTGCTTTTATCAGTTGCGCGCCAGAATTCTTGCGGTCCGACATAGCGCTTCTCCATTCCTGTCACGCCGTCTACAGCAGCCGCAGAGAACGGAATGTACAGATTCACCGCGTCTGCTCCTTCAAGCCCGCTCGCGCGGACGTTGGCAGCTTTCGATGCTTGGAGCATTACGCCGCGAATCACCGTGATATAGCGCTTCTGCGTGTCATTAAAATTCTGGTCTTGCTCCTGCGTGACGTTATAGATGGTTACAGTGTGGGGGGCGTACATGCAAAACACCTGCCTCTGTAAAGAAGCCCGGTATGGGCTAGGTATTCACGTGCTACGCTTGCAAGGGCGTTCTTTGCCTCGGAAGCCGCTTTCAATGCGGCTATGGAAGAATCACCGCCGCTGCGAAGCGTCCTGGAATAGCCGCCTACAGTCTCGCTCTGCAATTCTCCTTCTTCAGATGCAAGCCCGGCGGACACATTCTTTCTGGCAAGCTCCTGTGCCGTGTCGATCAGCATATACTGGTCGACTAAGGCACAGCAGCACATTTTTACAGCATCCAGCTCTGCAAAATCCTTTGCTCGATTTTGCGTGTAGTAGTCGAGGAAGGAACTGGCGCGTGTCGCCAATCTGCAAAAGCTGTCAGCGTCTACCGTTCCCTTGTAGATATCGCAGTAGTACTCATAATCGGCGTATATCATTGCGCCAGCTCCTTTCTGTTACGAACCTACCGTCACAGTAGCCGTACCGGTCTTCGTGCTGTCCTGCTTGGATTTCGCGGTAACGGTAATGCTCGCGGAGGTCTCGTTGGAAGCGACCGTCAGGATACCGTTTTCCGAAATGGAAGACTTCGCGCCGCTCTGGCTCCACTCGACATCGCCGCTCACGATGCCTTCACCAGCTACAGAGGCTGCAAACGCCTTGCTTGCGCCCTTGTTCACCGTTGCAGTTGCCGGGGAGACAGTCACAGTGGAGACCGTGCCAGCCTTTCCATAAACAGAGAACGGGAACGGGTTGGCAATGTCAACGTTGTACGCGTTGACCGGGTTTGCGATTTCCCAACCGAGACGCATGACCGCACGGAGAGCGACCATATCGTTCTGCATGAGGTTGTAGGTGATTGCCTTCGTGCTCGGGTCCTGAATGACACCCTCGGTGAAGATCTTAAAGGTCATGTCCTGACGGATGGCGTATACCAGCTGCGTCCAGTCGCCGACGATCATCTGTGCCTGAGCCGGGTCAAATGCGCCGTTCATCGGGAAGTACATATCCATGCCATCCAGACCATAGCGCGTTGCACCCTGCATGTCGGACTTGAAGATAGGCTGACCGGTCGTGTCCTTCAGCCCGCGAAGCTTGCCGCGCATTTGAATCGCAGACATAACGCCGTTCGGGTTGAAGCCGTCAAGTTCTACCTTCGCGATAAGACCGCCTTCGCCCATGATGTCGGTAAATACATCAGAGCTTGCCGCAACGCCGTTACCCGCAGCGATAGCGGAAGGAACGACGCCGTCGCGCCACGTGGTAGGCTTGTTCGTGCCAAACAGGATGGCAGCGTCAATGACCTTGCCGAAAGCTTCGGTCAGTCTGGGTCTTACCTCTCCCCAGATGTCATAATCTGCGTCATCCAGTGCCGCTTCTGGGATTGGGACGATGACTGCGATTTCCTCGGCGTAGAGTTTCTTCTTATCCCACGCCATCTTCGTGGTCTGCTTAAAAGCCTCACCAGCGCCGGTATCGGTTGCTTCGCCGTTGACGAAGTACGCAGAGGGCAGCGCATCGAGGACGTTGATAGTCTGGGTCTTGCTGGACATATTCGCCAGTCTCTTACCCATGCGCAGGACTGCGGATTCCGCGATAGCGCCCTGCATGATCTCGCGGGTTACGGGTTCCGGAATAAGACCGGAAAGTGCATTTCTGTCAATAATATTCGGCATATGATTCTCCTTTCATTATTTCAGCGCGCCCCGAATCAGGGCGTTCATCGTGCTGTTCATGTTTGTTTCTTTGGTCCCACCGCCTGCCGGTGCTGTCCAGTCGAACGTTGCCTTCTTGCGATTCGCTGTAAGCTCGTCGACAGCCTGTTCAAACGTGATCTTGTCTGTGACCATCTTTGCAGCCTTGAATGCGATAAACTCAGCGTCCTCGCCGCTCAACCCCTTGCTCAGGACATATTTGTCTCGTTTGAGCTGTTCGGCTTCTGCCTGCAATGCAGTTAGTGCCGCCTTGCTGTCTGCAAGGTCTTTTGCCTGCTTTTCCTGCCGTTCCTGTTCGGTCTGCTGGCTGTCTTTCCATGTCCGGTATGCGGTGATCTCTTCCTCGCTGGGGTATTTCTTCCGTTCTCTGTCAAGCCTTGACTGAATCATCTTGTCAACGTCAGCCTGAGTAAACGTTTTTTCCTGCTCTTGCGCAGTGTTTTCCGTGCCCTGCACGTTGGTTTCTTCTTCCATAAAAATCTCCTTGTTTAACGTCCTGTCGGACAGTGTTGATAAATAAAAAGAGCCAACCGACTACAAATCGTAGTCAGCTGGCTCCATTCAGCCCTTCCCGGCGAACATTTACGCCGTGGGAATCTATTCAGTTTTCAGCCGTTTTCGCTGAATTGTCTGCACAATGATATTTCCTTCCTTATCCCGTAGGAGTTCTACACGGAAACCAGCCGCAAGCGCCCGCTCAATGGCTGTTTTTAACTTTTCGTCAATCATATCAGTCACCTTCAAGCAATCTCGTAAGCGTACCGTTCACATCATCTTCGACAATTTCCCATTTGCCAGGCGGCGTTTCGCCGTTGAGCGGCGCAGGGGCGGACGCGGAATAAAGGTAATCTTCCCCTTCGTCGTCGATGATACGAAGCAGGTCATATTCGATGCCCGTGCATTCGTAGGTCTTCCCGTCCGTCAGCCCGAGAACTCCTCCGCCAAACGTTGGTCCTTTATATCTCACCTTCATTTCTTCTTCACCCCTTTCAGCTTCTCTTCAAAGTGCTCTCCATTGCGTTCAAACCAGTGAACATCATACCGGAAATTTTCTGTTTGTATTATACCGCCCATTTTCCGCCATTGCAACGGCTCCCCACCGTATTTCCCGGAAAGGAACTCCGCCGCTCTTAGTTGTTTGCCGGAATCTCCGCCAGCTATTTCACGGATAGAACTTATTTCTGAACCTTTCGGGACAACGCCGTTCACGACATCAGATTTCACATCAAGTGTTTCTTGTAGCCGCATGACTGGTTTTGCCGCTTTCGCCGCGCCCGCTGCAGCCTCGGATTTTGCATCTGTATATAGCACATTCAATCGTTCCGGCTGTTCCGGTAGCCCTGCCGCTTTGCTGAACCTACTATATTCATCGTTCAGACGCCAAAGCTTTACGTTTGCGGCGGTCGCGTCCTCGGAAAGCCCAGCTTCTTTGTATGCGTTTCTAAGCTTTTTCTGCGCGCGGATTTGACGTTCTATGCGGCGCTGCATCTGCGTCGCTTCATAGGCTGTGTAAGTCTTTCCGTCAAACGTGCAGCCAAGACCATCATCGATATGCTCAAGCTGTTCGTCGGTGTAAGTCCGCTCCGAAACTCCCGGAATAAACGGGTATTTGTGATGCCTACAGTTTGCACCTGTCAGACCGTCAACATATCCGTAACCGGTCGTTTCCACAAGGTCATCGTAAAGCCCCAGCGGGTCAGGTTCGCCGCTTTCGCTCTGGTAATAGACTTTCCCTTGCCACTCCTTGTGGCTTGACCACGGCGAAGCACCCGGCTTGTCACGCGCCCCAGAGTGCGCAGACACTTCAAAGTATCGCGTCTCAAGGTACTCTGCGCTTTGGTTCGTGTACTGGTCGCAGATCTGATTCACGCCAGTCATGACAGCTCTCCGAACAGAAACGTCGATGTTGTCAACGTGTCCGCTTTCGTAGTTCACGACTTTCAGCCCACCTGCAAGCTGCTGCACCGCAGACTTGATCGCCTGATTGTAGCTGATTGACCCGCTTTGAATCTGCATAACAGCAGAATCCAGCGCCCACTGATACGCACGAGCGGGCGGAAGCATCGTCCGCCCATTGTTTACCAGAAAGCCCATAGACTGCGTGATATTTCGCAACGTTTGCCGAGTTTGTTCGTAAACCGCCCACGTGTCTTCTACGCTCACCAGCGTTTCAGGCTGTGTCAGCCCTGCCATGTCAATAACCGCTGTGTAATACTTCTGGTTTCTGGCAATAACATCATCAAAAAGCTCCTTGAGCTTCTTTTCACTGATTACAGAAGTCTTGCGGATTGCTTTTTCAATCTCCTTCGTGTCGATACCATGCGAACGAAGAGACCGGATTGCCTGAACAGTCACTTCGTTCAGCTGGTCTTTCAGCGCAAGCCTACTGCATATTTCATCGAGAAGCGTATCTTCCAATCCTCGGAACAGTTCTGCCAGATCCTCTGGGAGCGCATCAAGGAGTTCTGGGGTAAATGGATACCGGCTCATCTTTCACAACCCCAAAAGTCCCAGTGTTTTCTCCAAATCCCATTACTCGACCTCCTTTTCTTCCTCGGTTACCATGTCCTGCGCCTTCGGCAGCGCCGCCTTTGCGGTCGCCTCGTCCTCATTCATCCACTTCATGCGGAACTCCCAGTCGTTCATGATGCCTGCGCTGAGAAGCTGCATATCGCGGGAGAAGTCTGTAGCTTTGTCTTCGATGATGGAATCGTCAAAGTCAATGCTGATCTCCACGTCTTCATTCAGACCGGCGTTCATAGCTGTGTTTCCCAACCGAAGCAGAATCCGGCACAGCTCAACTAGCGCTTGTTCCAGCACAATTTCATGTTTCTTAATGGTGCGGAACATGGTGGAGTTTTCGCTGATAACTTGCGTTGCTGTCGCGACGCTGCCGCCGTCGAAACGGTAATAGGTCTCGCCGAAGCCGCACTTACTGGACAGTACGTTCAGTTGGTCTTGAAGTCCTACATTCAGCTGCTCGGTTCTCAGCGTCGGAGAAATCGTCTCTACCACGTTCCCTTGCTGCGTGTCCTCCGGAAGCAGATAGAAACGCCGGTCGTTGTCATCAAGCGTCGGTTCGTCATCTTCCCACCTTGTGGCGGGCATTTTGACCATCATCATCATGGGGCCGTTCTCGAACTCATTGACGTAACAGTCGTAGGCACAGTCAACGCCGCGCAGAACGTCGATTGCATTTGCATACACAGGGATACCAACCGGAAGCAGGTAATCAAGATTGTTTGCGATGTTCGGTCTGTCGATGACGAACTGTCTCTTGTCGCTTCCCGTATGTACCACAGGGGGGATTCGCTCAAAGCCCGGAACATCCGTCAAAAGCGCATCGGCAAGCGTTTCGTTTTCGTATCGGTAAATGCTGTTCTCGATGACGTAAAGTCCGTTTTCGTCTTTCCGGTGAATCTGCAAATACAGATAGTTTTTTCCAGCCCGTGTGACCACGCTGTCAAAAGCACACTCTGAAATAAAGCCATTCTGCCAAGCCAGCGGAAAAATGTGCTCAATGGTCACATAGTCAAGAGCGATACCGGAAACATCGCCCGGAACGGTCTCTCCGCTCTCGTTGACCGCTTGGCCGACCACACGAGGGATATACGCTACAGTTCCGAGTGCAGATTTCATTTCCTGCATTTCGTTCGCCTTGACCGTGAAGTTGTTCTCCGTCAGGACGCTATCAACGAACGCCTGTTCTTTCTGCCCCTCAAGTGTGATCTGGACTTTCTCGTTCATCAAGAGGTTAGCCCAGTCCTCGCAAACCTTTTTCGCCATACCTAGACTCGCGCGATTGCACTTCGTCCACTTATGGCCGTTATATCGCCGGTACTGATGGAACCCCTTGACTTTGCCGACGTACCACGACTTCCAAAGGGACACGTATGTATAGAATTCCTCTGGGATTGTCGTATACCCGAGTTCCTTTAATTTATCGATAACCGTCATGCAATAACTCCCATTCTACGGCTCACAGGCTCTAAGGCGTACCTTGTCGCATCAATCAAATGATTGTTTGCGTCCGGGTATCCGCTGATTATATCGCCGTCTTTGTTTCTCTCATATTCGTAGCCCACGAACTCATCGTAGGCATGTGGCGTCCGTTTTCTATCAATTACAATCGTTCTTCTCTGCAAGAACTTCATGCCGTATTCGACCGAGCCGGGTCCCTTGACCGCCTCATACGCAGGCAATCCCATTGCCCGTAAGTCAGCCACGCTCTTTGGCTCCGCGCTGTCACAGATGACGCGCACATTGCCATATCCGCGCTGTTTGATTATCGTCGCGCTCTGCTCGTTCGAAAGCTTATTCTGGTATATCTCGTCAAGCAGGTAAATTGTTTCCCTCGCCTTGTCGTAATGCAGCCGGATAAATGCAAAGGGGTCTGGGAACCATCCGAAATCCACGCCCTGATAGATTTTATCGAATCTGGAAACTTCTTCGTCCGTGATCTCCCGAAGTTCGAGCCTGTCAAACACATTGCCGCCGGTGCCGACCGGGATACCGAGGTATTCATGCTGATACGCCCGCTCGTCAGTGGCTTTCAGGTGTTCAGCCTCGTCAATAAACTGCTGCCCCAGCCATTCAGGCGGTGCTTGCAGATATGTTGACTTGTGGCACAGCCTGTCCGCGCGTTCTTCCAAGCTGTCTTTGTTTGCCCAGTTGTCCCGGCTGATCGGCGGGTTATAGCTCTCAAAGTTCCAGAATTTAGAGCCGCCACGCATTGTTGACTGCAAAATCGTTCGTATTTCGGCGCGACCGGCGAACTGGTCTTTCTCTTCAAAGTGCGTCACGGCAATGTAGCCAAACGGAACCTTGATGGACTTTATCTTCATGGGATCGTCAGCGCCCCGGAACATGATTTTCTGCCCGGTAGGCTTGTAGATCAGCTCCATCGGGGAAACCTTTGCTTCCCAATATGCCGCCATGCCAAGCTCTCCGATTGCCCATATGTACTGCGCATAAACGCTATCGCGTATGGTATTCGCAACCTTTCGCAGCACAAGCGCGTGTGTGTTTGGGTTGTTTATCAGCAGCAGGGGAACGAGTACAGACACAGTGGAGGACTTCAACGACCCACGCCCGCCACTAAAATCGTAGTGCGTGTGACCGTGCTGAAACACGTCACGCGCCACACCGTAGAACGCAGAGCCTATTTTTTCAGACAGGCGGATGTCAGACATCAATTATCACCTTGACGCACTCTGTGTTGATGTTTTGCTCCACAACGTCTTTCTGATCGAGGTACTGTTTCCCAAGCCAGATAGCCATAGACGCATTCTTTTCAGCGAGCCTCCATTGCATTCTTCGCAGAGATATTTTCCCTTTACCCCTCTTTTTTGCGAATACTTCGGAGAAATGCTCCCCATAAGTTCTCTTGCACCATCCGTCTAAGGTTTTATCGCTTACATCAAGCGCGTCGCAGATTTCCAGAAGGGTACATTGAAGCCCGCACAGCGCCTCGAACTGCTTCTGGTCTATTTCCTTTTTGGGTCGTGCCATACGAGCCCTCCTTTCTTCGCTGGCGTTTGATAAACTTTTCCATGTCCCGCTTCAAATACGGGCTGGTTGTTTTGTCAATAATTCCCTGTGCCTCTTCAACCGTCACTCAGAAGCACCGCCTTTTCTCCTGTGAACTTCTCCCAACGATCAATGATTACATCTGCATACTTTGGGTCAAACTCCATGCAGTACGCGTGTCTTCCGTTCTGCTCCGCTGCCATAATCGTTGTGCCAGACCCCGCGAACAGGTCAAGCACATTCTCACCCGGCTTGCTGGAACATTGCATCTGGTAATCAAACAGCTTAATCGGCTTCATGGTCGGATGCTCCGCAGATTTGACAGGCTTATCAAAATTGAGAACAGTGGTCTGCCTGCGGTTTTTGAAGAAGTAATGCTTGTGGCCTTCCGTCCATCCATACAAGCACGGCTCGTGCTCGTCCTCTTCAATCTCGCTCTCGCCATACAGGCAAGGTTCATGTTTCCACTGGAAGTCCTGTCTCCCCATCACGAGGGAGTTCTTCACCCAGATCAGGCACTGTCTGACGCGCAGCATCGCGTCTTTACACGCACCGCGAAAGTTATACCCTTCACTGTCTGCGTGCCAGATGTAGAACGGTGCACCAGGTTTCATAACCATCGCCGCATTGGAGAAAGCATCCGTTAAAAAGCGCCTGAATGCTGTATCTTCCATGTTGTCGTTTTTGATTTTACCGGCGGCTCCCTGATAGTCCACATTGTACGGCGGGTCCGTGAGAAGCAAGTCCATCTGCACCCCCCCTGTGAGCTTTTGTACGTCACTCAGAGACGTACTGTCGCCACACATTAACCGATGCTCGCCTAGCTGGTACACATCGCCGAGTCTACTCTTCGGCTGCGCAGGAAGAACTGGATCATAGTCATCCTCCACAACAGAATCGTTCAGCTCGTCGCGGAGTCCCCAATCAAAGTCAAAAGCCGACAGGTCAAGCCCCGGCAGTTCGACCGACAGCAGGTCAAAGTCCCAGTCGCTCTCGTTGCTTTTGTTATCTACCAGCCGCAGGGCGTTCACTTGCTCCGGTGTCAGATCATCTACGCAGACGCACGGCACTTCTTCCATGCCCAGCTTCTTTGCCGCCAGAGCGCGGCAATGACCGATTACAATCACACCGTCCCGATCAACTACAATCGGCTGAACAAAGCCGTACTGCTTGATGCTTTCTGCAACGTTGTTGATCTGCCGTTTATCGTGTTTCTTTGCATTCTTCCCATAAGGCGTAATGCTATCTAATTTCAAGCTCTTTACTTCCATTTCATCCCTCCTTATTCACCCTTCCAATCTTCCTTTTCACGCTCCACCGGATTGCGGTTCCCGGTGGAGCTAAGAAAAAGGAGGTTCCGCAGTCCGCTGCGTAGCCGTAAGAAGGATGAAAGCGCAGAGGATACACCTCTACGCTTCCATTTTACCGTATTTTTAGGGCTATTTTGAAAATATACTTTCAAAAACTATTACTTTTCGTTCCCAGCAAGATAATCAAGCGATACGTCGAATATTTCAGAAAAGCATAGTAACACAGACAATGTGGGTTCCGCTTCTCCGCGCTCGTACATTCCTACCATCGGTCTTGACAAACCGCATCGCTCGCTTAGAACGTATCGTTTTATTCTTTTTCGTTCCCTCAGTTTTCTCAGCCTTTCTGGGAACACGCTTGCCTTGTCCTCCGTTTGCATCAGCCTCCTATCTCCCCGAACTCCCGAACCCATTTTCCCCTCGTTCCGTCTTCTCGAGCGAGGGGACCACTTCCAGCTCCGGCAGGATGCAGGGCAGTATAACAAGCTGCGAGATCTTGTCGCCCCTACAGACCTTGTAAGGCTTGCTTCCGTGGTTGTAGAGCTTGACCATGATGCTTCCGGTGTAGCCGACGTCTATGACCCCTTCGCTTGTGATTCCGTGCTTGACGTTCAGACCGCTTTTGCTCTTGAGAAATCCCACGGTGTTTTTGGGCAGCTGGACATGCACGCCTGTATCAAACAATTCGCTTTCTCCGGGATAGATGTAAACGTCGTCGCTCGCCGAATACAGGTCTAACCCCGCATCGTATTCATGCGCCCTTGTGGGCATGAACGCCAACAAATCTAAAACAATTTTCATTTTTCCCACCAATCCTTGATTGTATCGTTCCGTTCGAAAAACGGCTGAAAGAACGGACCGCAGAGCTTCTTAAGACTCGAGTCAAGCCGGTGAATTGCATCGTCGGATTCCTTCTTGCCCAGCCATGCCACGCCGTATTCTGCGTCAAGCTGCTCCATTTTGTCCAGAAGTTCCTTTGCCTTCGCCGGGCTTTTGAGCATGCCCAGTTCATGCGCCGCCACAAAGAAAAGATCTACCACCTTCTGCTTTCCTGCCTCCATACCGGCGGCAAAATAAGCCTTGTTGCTTCTGCGAATACGCTTTGCCAGATCGTTCATTGCACTCATAGCTGTATCCCCCTTATGTACTTATCAAAATACGTCACTGCCACCGCCATCGCCGCCCACATATCCGCTGCGAACCCGTAAAAGAAACCGGGGTTCTTCTTTGTTCCTTTCCCATAATTCGGCTGGCCGGGCGCGTAGCGGTCGACGAGGGCTTGTCTGATGTTCGCATCCTTCGCCGACGCTCTGCCACATAAGTAAAGCTTTTCTTCCCGGCGGAAGATCTTCTGTATCTGGTAGCACCGCTGGAAAAGCTCGGCATATTCCCAAAATCGCCCGATCCAAAAGCAGGTGTCGAACACTTCCTGCCCGACCGGCATACCCATTCCGGCAACCATTTCGATTGCCAGGTGCTGATACTCCCGGCAGAGAACGGGGAATATCTTCCCGTTCGGAACTTTACCAACGTCCAGCACCTTCCGGATTTCCTTCCCGTCGTGCTCTACGAGGACATACCCGGATTCCATATTCCCCGGGTCAATCGCCAGTATCGTTCCCACCTTGCAGCCTCCTTCCGGTCTCGCACGGCTTCATTTCGGGGCAATCACCGTATTTCGTGCAATGTGGCTCGAGCAGCCCTTCAAACTCCGGGCAATGATTGACCACCAACCAGCGCATCATTAAGACAACTTCCCGCGTCTCCTTTGCCGCAAGCCTGCAAAGCCGCTTTTCTGCAATGGTCATCAGCTCTTCGGCGCTCATGTACCAGATCATGTCTACCGGCGCGTCCTGCCGCGCTGCGTTCCGGTCGTATTCGTCCTGCCTGTCATTCCGCTGTGACCGGATAAACGGCTGTGCGTGGACGTGGCGGGCTAAGTGGGTGCTTACCCAGTACGGCACACCCTCCAAGTAAAACGCGAATTGCAGAGTCCGAATAGGGCTGTGCTGCGCCCGGAGAATGGCGTGTTTCCACTCCATGTCCGGTGCTGTTTTCATCTCTTTGCCGATGGTGACTAAAGCGCACTGTTTTGCAAATGCCCAGTCCTCATCGGTGGGATATTTCAAAAGTGTAATGTTCATTCTTCCCTCCGTTCTCCGTAGCTGCAAAATGTGGAAACGAACTTCTTATTGGCCCATTCACTCACCTTGAGGTAATACGGCTTGCACTTTTCCATTCCAATCCAGTTCCACTGGGAATCTCGGTAGATCAAAAACATATTCTCCGCTGCGTCGACGGCGTATACCCAGAAAACGCCGCCCGATAAAAGCTCAATTTGAAACATCGTCATTCCTCCGTTCTCCGTAGCTGCAAAAATCATCCAGACTTGGCTGAACCATGCCGTGCTTCTCCCTGCAGATCACAAACCCATTTGCAACCGTTCGCAACTTATGCTTGCAGTCCTTGCAGTACACGATTTCTACGGTGTTAATGGTGGGCGCACCGTCCAGATAGTTAATAATCGAGTCAAACTCCCAGTCTTCGATTTCGCCTTTTTGGTGGTTTTCCAGCGCCGTGTTGTAGATTGCATCCGCGTCAACTGGCCGCATCGTCAAATCCTCCATCCATCTTCGCCCCGCAGTTGGGGCAGTGCTTGTAATTCAGAAGGCTCACGTCATCATCCGTCTCGAAACACCATTCTTCACCGCAACTGGAGCACTGGATTGTTGTGAGACTGTTCCAATCATCGTCAGATCGCAGCCATTCCCCATGCACCACCTCCGCAACGTCGGCGGCGGGCATTTCCAAGATGGATTGCAAGTTTTTTGCGCTGCACCCGTCCTGCATTAGTTTCATAAGTGCCGCTTCTCGCTTGATGTATTCGTCAGGCATGGTCGGCCTCCAATTTGCCTTTGTGTTTCTTCACGAGCTCCTTCGCTAAGTTCAAGCCGACTGCAGTATAGTCCAATTCGGAGTCCCCGATAGCCGGTTCAACGCATCCTTCCGTCCCACCATATGTGCCATGATGCTGTGCGAAGTCACTTCCGTCCGGGAAACGCACTGCATAGCCGTCGTACAGGTGCTC